GAGAAGTACCCACGTACTTTGCAAGAAGCTTTTCCCAAGGACTATCCTGAGTGGTTTGAAAAGCATAAGCCTGAACCGCGCTGGTATAGCGTTGGGCTGGCGCTTGCAGTGGTTGCCGGCATGATGTACTGGGCTTTTAAATGAATATTGAACAGGCGCATAGGTGGTTGGACAAAGTGAAGGAAGGGCATCGACTGCCTCAGCCTTTGATTGACCAAGCATTGTCTTTAACAGGGGATTTAGATGACATTCATGGTGAACTTTGTGGTGGATGGAGTGCCTATTGGCAAGGGCAGGCCGCGCTTCACCAGCAGGGGGCCATTTGTACGCACGTACACCCCCAAGAAAACGATGGACTACGAGGATGTAGTACGTGAGTCAGCCAGACTTGCGATGGGTGAGACAAAGCCACTAGAAACGGCTGTAGCAATCTATCTCTATATCCGTATGCCAATACCAGAAAGTTACTCAAAGAAGCGCACCAGCGACTGTTTAGCGGGTATTGAGAAGCATACAAAGAAGCCTGACTGGGACAACGTGGCCAAAGCGATCACCGACGCGCTCAATGGCATTGTGTATTTAGATGATTGCCAGATAGTCAGCGCGCACATCAAGAAGTTATACGGTGCAGAGCCGTGTGTCGAGGTGCTGGTCAAGGAGGAACTTGAATGAATGAAGAGTTACCAACTATTGAACAACGGATTGAGCGGCTGGAATGTCAGGTGATATTGCTGGCTGAGTCACTTGCACAGCACTCGCATGTTGTGCATATGCTGGCCAGACAGTTGCGGCATATATCCAATGAGTTAGATATTGAAATACCAAATCCAAGGACGATGTGATGAGAAAGAAATCCAAGTACAAACCCAAAGGTGTACGCCTAGACACGATGTCGTGGGTGAAGGCTGGCCTGAAAGTAGTGGCCAGTCTGCCTGAAGCTGGCATCTTGCTCAGGATCAAGAACCATGATGCACTGACCAGCATTACGCAGGGCGATGGTACGAGAGCCAACATAGACATCTTGGTGGCCGCCATGAATGTGTCTGAGGCGCTGGCCATGCTGGGTGTAGGTGAAGACTGGCTAGAAGAGATTAAGGTTGCACAAAATGCAATCTTCACAATGGGCAGGCGCGGGTTGAGTAAGGGTAGATTTGTGTTTACCGGTCCTGAGATGCAGGCTATGAACTTAGGCATGGACATACATGATGCCCAGTTAGAAAACTGTACTGTCAAGCAATTAGAGGAGGCGCTTGGCATTGTCGAGCGCGAGATCAGACACCACCGTGCTAGGTCAATCAAAGATGAAACGCTCTGTACCGTCTAGATGGGGTGGCACTTACAAGCGCAGGCCAAAGCCAACACAAGAACAGTTGGATAACCTAGCGCATGGCCAGCGTATGCTTGAGATGGGTGAGGCAAGAGACTTGCTACACACATGGGAAAGGTTTAAAAATAAAGAGTGGGTAAGGGACGCGCTGGCTCGTACTGAGAAGTTCTATGGGGTAGGCGCGCCTGAGCGTATTAGGAAATACATGCGGCAAATACAAGAAGAGGATTTTCCAGCACATAGCCAGTAGTTGGAGAATTTTCCAGCGCCCGACACCAGCGTATTGCTATATCTATGCTTTGTAGTGCAAAGGTACTACAGTGTAATGATTTTGTGTTATCGATGCAAAAACCGGTAACGCATAGCCGCGGCCAGTGTTAAGCCGCGGGTTATAGCCGGCTATCTGGCCGGCGTTTAGTGCGTAGCGTTGTAGCGTTTTATGCATAGCCGGCGATTGTCAACCGCTAAATAGAATTATTTCTAAAAACTAGGGTTTATCCGTATTACATAACGTAGTTAACGGCGTTATATTTTGTGCATCGGTTAGAAATAATCGATGTTTTTACAACCTACCTACTTATGGAGAGTAAACAATGTTTAACACAAACCAAAACATCGGCCCCTATACATCGGTATCGTGCGAAATAAAACGCACGTTTAAAGGCCGCGGCGCGTACCGCATAGCTATCTACGGCGCTTACAACGCCTACGGCCTAATCGGGCCAGAGAAAAACGGGTTAGTAGTTCTTGATGAAACTAAACGCGCCGTTTTATGCGACGAAATAGAAAAAGCCGATAGCGGTTACTTTGGACCTAGTAAAGGCCAGTATGAAGCTATGGCGGCGTTTAAGGCTATGAAGTGGCCAGAGTTTAGAGAGTTTATTAATACGCACGGCCGCGCCCGTTATTCAATCTAAGGGGCTACGCATGAAAACTCAATTATTTGATAAAGTAATCTACGTTCTAGGTTTTGTAGCGTTAATCGTAATCTGGCTAACCGCATAAGGGGTAAAACATGAAAAACCCCTACAAAACTATCATTCAACAACGCGGCCTAACCTATAAAACTATTTTAGGTGAAGCAAGTACTAAAACCGTAAAGGGAGAGAAAATAGGATATCTAACGGGTATCGTATATCTTAAACCCGATAGCGTTATATGCCCTATGGCTATTCTGGCCGGTTGCATGAACGGTTGTCTAGAATCGGCCGGCCGCGGCGCGTTTAATAGCGTACAAAACGCTAGGATCGCTAAAACTAGGTTTTTTTATGATCATAAAGAATCGTTTATGTTATCTCTGGCGGCCGATGTATGGGCGTTAGCTAGGCGCGCTAAACGTTTAGGTTTTAGTCCTTTGGTACGGCCTAACGGTACATCGGATATCGCCTACGAAAACATCGCTATTGTTGATAATAAAAACCTATTTCAACTATTTCCCGATGTACAGTTTTATGACTATACAAAACACCCGGCGCGTAATCTGGCCGGTAAAACCGCGGGTAACTATGATCTAACGTATAGTTTTAGCGCTATTACGCCTAAACCTATAAGCATTAAGGGATTAAGTAACCCACACAACGCACGTACCGCGGTTGTATTTCAAAAACGCGAAGATATACCTACAACGTTTAGAACATGGTCCGTTGTCGACGGCGACGATACCGATGTACGACATATAGAGCCGCGCGGCGTTGTTGTAGCCTTATACGCTAAAGGTAAAGCTAAACGCGATACCGGCGGCTTTGTACAAATTAAAGGGGTTAACTATGCGTAAAACAATGCTAGCTAAATACCGCGGCCGTTGTGCAGATAGCGGAGCGGTTATAAATGTAGGCGACGAAATAACTTACGATACCGTAGCTAGAAAATCGTATCTAACGGAGCCGGGCGATAGCCGCGTAGAGTTTATAACCCTAAACAACCAAGGGACCTATAAAACCTTTACCCGTAACGCCGCCGGCCGTTGTATCGACGCGCCGTGTTGTGGTTGTTGCACAATCTAAGGGGCTAAACATTGGATAAATATCAGTTTATAGCCTTGGTTGAACTATTACGCGCTAAACCCGATAGCGTAGCCATACGCGGCGCGTATCTGGTTTTAATCGACGGCTTTACACAAACCAGAGCCGCTACAACGCTAGGTTGTCGACAATCAACGGTTAGCCATGCGGTACGGAGAATTAAAAACGCCCAACGGTTGGCCAATAAAGGAGCCGCTCAACACTAAACCTAAATAACCCATATAAGGCCGCGCTATCATGCGCGGCTTTTTTATTGCAAAATACTATTAATGGAAATAAAGCTACCTAAAAAACCTAGAGTTATACACAAAGAACAACAACCGGATCAACGACAATTTAGCGTTGTACCCATACGCGCCATTACTGATAGAACGTTGACCGGTATGGAATTACGGGTTTTAATGATGTTTTGTAGCTACACAAACCGCGGCGGCTTAACTTGGGTTGGACTGGCGAAAATAGGTAAGCATTTAAACGTTAGCACGGTTAGAGCCGCGTTTTTAACCCGCTCTCTCATAACTAAAGGCTACATAAGGGTTTTATATAAAGGTTTCGCCGGAGAGCGCGCACAAACCCGCCAGATTATCTATAACGCTACGCTATCGGTTGAAGATATAGTTAGCATAACCGGAGAGCCGCCGCCGTACATAATAGCCGGCGACGAAAAAAGCTTTAACAATCAACAACATAAAGGGGAAACTATGGCTAAACGTAAGTTGTTAACTAAGAATACTGTAAACGATAGCGCGTTAAGTAATCTAAAGGAGAAAACTATCGACGATAACAAGTTGATAGAGAGAATCAATGAAGAGCAAGTCTTACAGTTACAGCGAACGGTAGGCGCTGACATACTCGCTCACGTTATCAGCCAGTGCGACGCTAACCCTACGCTAGAACAAGTGCAAAGTAAGTTAAAAGAGTTACTAGCCTAGTGTAACTTTACATAATGGTCATTGTATGAAGTAGCCGGTGGGTATATTTGTACCATTATCGATAGGGGTGCATGTAATCCTATTTCGCTACGCTCCGCTGAGAGCACCTTATGCCCCCCCACCCACCCCCTTGTGCGTAGGGGTGTCATACACAATTTTTTTCTAGAAATCGTACTTGCCGCTACTTATTGATAAACAAAGATTAGCCTAGCATGTTGACCACCCGCAGTACAAAGTACGAGGACATTAGCCAGCATGTTGCCCACAGTCACGGATGTATCGCAGGCGATCCATGCCTGATGGACAACTTTAACTTGGTTAGCACTGACGGCTGGCAGACGAACTATGGCACTCACTAAAAAAAGTGAGAGATAACGCTATTAGCGTTGCAACACCTTGTTTATCTAATCTATTAGTGCTGGTCAGACACTAACCTCACCTGTATGTCCCCGTTCGTTTCCTACTAGAAGTACCAATGAGTTCGATACGTTTATCCCAGTCGGTATGTTGCCTGCCTTCTGGAGGGCTGAGTGATGGCCCCATGTACTGCACTATGCCACAAATAAATGTTGTACGCAATACTTTCACTGTGATAGCATTTACTTGTTGGTGTTGGGAAAGTGAATGTCTAGTACGCTTTTCACTTCGTCTGTAAAGTGATCCGTTTAATCTGGCATCAAGTACCAACTTCAACATCCTGTTCAACAGCTTTCTTAAAGGAGATAAACATGGAAGCCAAGGGTAGTTTGCGTAAGAACGCACGTAAAGAAAAAGAGTCTCATCCTGATTTAACTGGTAAGTGGACGGATGCCACTGGACAACAATATTGGCTATCTGCATGGCGCAATGTTGATCAAAAGACTGGTGATGTCTACTTCAGCCTGAAGTTGGGTAATCCCGTTGAAGAACGTGGGGATGCTCCAATGAAGCCAGTCCCCGCTCACAGTGCGGCAAAGGCTAACGCCTATCAGCCAATGCCTGATGACGACATTCCCTTCTGATGACTGAGAAAGTAGAGAAGAAATCTAACGGCTCTTACCCCTCTGTTCGCGGATGGGGTGGAGTTCGTAATGTTGTCCAGCGTATTGAGCGTAGCCAGACTATTGTTGCCAACCGTGAAGCAGTCGCTTATAGCTTGCTCACAATGGCTAACACCAAGATCACTGACATCATGGAGTGGGATGACATGGGTAATGTCCGTGTCAAGGCCAGCAACAAGATTCCTGAACACGCCCTGCAATCTATTAAGAAGATCAGCCAGCGCGTAGACAAAGAGGGAAACGCCACCATAGACATTGAACTGTTTGACAAAGTACAAGTACTGCGTATATTGGCCAAGGCCAGTGGCCTACTTGATACTCCTGATGACGGACAGAAACCTAGTGTGATTGGCATCAACATCCAAGCACCAGAAGATGCGGAGCCAAAGTATGAGTAATGAATTTGCCCTGTCAAACCTGAACATTGATCTACGCTCTAGCCCCATAGCCTTCAAGTTCCTGCAAAGCAATGCCTTCGTAACCGGCATCATGGGGCCAGTAGGTTCTGGCAAGTCATTTGTCAGTGCCGCCAAGATCATGGTCAAAGCTGTACAACAAAAGCCTAGCCCAGTAGATGGCATCCGGTATAGCCGGTTTGTCATTGTGCGTAACAGCTACCCTGAATTAAAAACTACCACGCTCAAAACTTGGGCTGATCTGTTTCCGGAGAACGTCTATGGACCAATCCTACACACGCCACCTATCACACATCACATCAAACTTCCACCCAGAGGTGACGCGGCAGGGATTGACTGCGAAGTTATATTTCTGGCTCTTGACCAGCCTAAAGATGTCCGCAAGTTGCTTTCGCTTGAACTCACAGGCGCTTGGGTTAACGAAGCCAAAGAACTACCCAAAGCAGTTATCGACGGACTTACCCACCGCGTTGGCCGGTATCCAACAAAGCGTGATGGCGGAGCCACATGGCACGGCATCTGGATGGACACTAACCCAATGGACGACGATCACTGGTGGCACAGGATCGCAGAGAAAGAACCGATAACAGGAAAGTATGCTTGGAAATTCTTTAAACAGGCAGGCGGTGTCCTCGAAGTCAATAGCGATGAACTACCAGAAAATCCTGAAGCAAACGATCACATATTTGCATCTGGCAAATGGTGGAAGATCAACCCCAAAGCCGAAAACATTAAGAACCTACCCGCTGGCTACTACCTCCAGCAGTTGGCCGGTAAAACCCTAGACTGGATTCGGTGCTACGCAGAAGGCAAATACACCTTTGTGCAAGATGGTAAGTCCGTCTGGCCAGAGTACGACGACAACATCATGTCCGCTGAACTCGAACCAGACCCAAATCTGTCTATTCAGGTAGGTCTTGACTTTGGTTTAACCCCTGCCGCAGTGTTTGGCCAGCGCACAATGTCCGGCCAATGGCGTGTTCTGCATGAGATCGTCACCTTTGATATGGGATTAGAGCGATTCGGGCAAACCCTAATGGCTGAATTACAGACTAGGTTTCCCAAATACGATGTCCGCATCTGGGGTGACCCCGCTGGTATGCAACGCGATGCCATTTATGAGACTACAGCGTTTGAGTATCTGCGCTCTTTGGGACTAAGGGCAGAGCCTACGGCAACCAATGACTTCAAAGCACGTAGAGAGGCGGCCGCAAGTCCAATGAATCGGATGGTGCAGGGCAAGCCCGGCCTGCTGGTCAACAAATCTTGCAAGCTTTTACGCAAATCCCTCTCTGGTGGCTACCACTTTAAGCGCATTGCCGTAGGTGCAGGCCATGAACGCTTTAGAGACACCCCAAATAAAAATGAGCATAGCCACGTTGGCGACGCTTTTGGCTATTTGATGTGCGGTGGCGGTGAATATCGCCATCTAACTAGAGGTTCAACCAAGCCAAGTGGCCTGCCATTCATAGCCAGCACCATCACAAACTCAGATTTTGATGTCTTTGCCTAGTTTCCCCATACATCCAGCAATATCTTTCGTTCCATTCCATGAGGCTCACCTGATGAGCCTGCGAACCACGCAAAGTGGCGATCAAATAGTCTCCAAGGGGCTGACCGTCAACCAGATGATGCTCATGCAGGCCAAACATGGAGATGCTTTCACAGCGATACAACATAGCCGTCCAGTTGCCTGCTTTGGTGCAGTACATATCTGGAATGGGGTAGAGGAAATATGGCTGTACATGGAGGAGCGAGGGCGTGAATACAAGAAAACGCTTACCCGTGCCGCCATGAACTACATTGATTTCAGAGTGATATCACAAAACTTGCATCGTGTCCAGATTACTGTAAGATGCGCGGACATAAGAGCCGTTAGATGGGGGACTGTGCTTGGTTTCACTATTGATGGAATGATGAAATCATACGGTCCGGACGGTTCTGACTACTATTTAATGTCAAGGACGTGATATGACCAATGTGGTTCGCAAAGCGGTTGGTATAGATGATGGTGCATCTACCCGCGCAAAGATTGCTCAGGCAGAAGCCAAAGTTGCTGAACAAGAAGCTAAGGTAAAAGTGCAAGAAAGTGATCTTGCTAAAAAGACACAAGAGCGCATCATCCAAAGACGTGGTGGTGGCCAGCGTATGTTGCTGTCTACTGAACGTGCCGACTCTGAACTTGGAATTCAAACTACCTTGGGCGGCTGATCATGGAAAAAAAAGACAAGTTCCAAAAGAAAGTTGGCAAGGTCATGCGCGAGTACAAGTCTGGCACATTGCATTCTGGAAAAGGCGGTCCTGTTGTCAAGAGTGAGAAACAAGCCATTGCTATTTCTTTAAGCGAGGCGCGTAGAGCCGCGAAGAAATAATGGCCATCACGCCTATAGAACTAGAGTCGTTTACAACTAAGTCACGCTTTGTAACTCCAGTTCAAAAACGAAATGATGGCACGTTTGCCATTGCTGGAGCTGACGCACCAATGATTGTTGTTGATGTAAATCATCAACGCAACCATGATGGACGTGCGTACTATGCATACAAGATTGCCCCAGACACTGCCCCACTTGCACATGGAGCCAGCATTAACATTGTTTTGGCATCACCGTCTGGTGTATATCCACACATTACTGTTGACGGTATGTGTTTAGGTGATGCAGAGTTGTACATTTACGAAGGCACTGTTACCACTGGTGGCACAGCGTTTACTCCAGTTAACAGAAACCGTAACTATGCTGTAAGCAATGTAAGTGAAGTTGCGATGGTGATCAATCCAACAGTAACGTCTGTCGGTACTGAGATTGACGCACAGATTATTCCGGGCGGTGTTGGCAAGAAGTCTGGTGGCGGTACTGCTGTATCACTAGAGTATGTGCTAAAGCCATTAACTAATTATTTATTTAGATTAACCAATGTCAATGGCACAGCCCATGCGGCATCTTTGCAATTGGAGTGGTACGAATAATGGCAACAAGAAACATGATTGAAAGCGAAGACATTGAAGAAACATATCAATGTCCATTGGCCACACGCGATATCCTGACCAATTTGGAAAACAGAGACTGGGCATTTGCAAATGTTGGATACGGTCCAGCAAATCCAAATGATGAAAAAAACAACGAAACATTCTGGCTTAGAAAATCTGTTATCTGGGCAACAAACATAGACGAAGCCAAGGGAATGCGCTGTGGTAACTGTGCGGCATTTATACAAACAACTCAAATGCTTGATTGCATCAAGGCAGGCATAGAAGCCAAGAATCCAGAAGAGGAATCTGGCTACGACGAAGATGTAATTGAGACAGCACAACTAGGATTTTGCGAACTATTCCACTTCAAGTGTGCAGGCACTAGGACGTGTGATGCATGGTTAGTCGGTGGTCCGATAACTGATGATATGGAAAAGGATTGATATGGCTGAAAAAATGACAGTAGAGCAAATCTTACAAAGACACAAAATTGCTCAGGCACGTAAAGATGACTTCCGTAGTCTCTATGAAGATGCTATGGAGTTTGCTCTTCCGCAACGTAACTTATACGGTGGAGAATACGAGGGCAAAGTAGGCGGCAAGAAGAAGATGAGTCGTGTGTTTGACTCAACGGCCATCAACTCTACACAGCGTTTTGCTAACCGTTTGCAGTCTGGCATCTTCCCGCCACAGCGCAAGTGGTGCAGACTGGAGCCGGGTTCTGAAATACCAATGGAGCGCAGATCACAAGCGCAAAACATACTGGATATGTACAGCGACAAGATGTTTGCCGTATTGAAGCAATCCAACTTTGACATTGCTATGGGTGAGTTCTTGCTGGACTTGTCCGTTGGTACAGCCGTGATGCTGGTGCAAAAGGGTGATGCTGTTAATCCAATTAACTTCATTCCTGTGCCGCAGTACTTGGTGGCTTTTGAAGAAGGCGCTAATGGCCAAGTTGATAACGTATATCGCAAGATGCGTATCAAGGGCGAATCTATCCAGCAACAGTGGAAAGATGCTGATATCCCTGCTGATTTGCAAAGACAAATCATGGATAAGCCAACAGAAGAAGTTGATCTAATTGAAGCTACTGTATACAACTATGACAGAGGTGACTTTGGTTACTACGTTCTCCATGAGAAGTCTAAGTCCATGCTTGTCTATCGTAAGAAAAAGACTAGCCCGTGGGTAGTGTCTCGATACATGAAGGTGGCAGGCGAGATATACGGACGTGGCCCAGTGCTGACTGCATTGCCAGACATCAAGACGCTAAACAAAACCAAAGAGTTGCTGTTGAAAAACGCTTCCCTTGCTATCACTGGTGTCTACACCGCGGCTGATGATGGGGTACTAAACCCAGCCACCATCAAGATCACGCCCGGAGCGATCATCCCCGTTGCCCGTAACGGTGGTCCACAAGGCGAGGCTTTGAAACCTCTACCCCGTGCTGGTGACTTCAACATCTCTCAGTTGGTCATCAATGACTTGGTGCAATCCATTAAGCGTACCTTGTTAGATGAGAGCCTGCCGCCAGACAACATGAGTGCTAGATCAGCCACTGAAGTGGTTGAGCGCATGAAGGAGTTGGCTCAGAACTTAGGCTCTGCCTTTGGCCGCTTGATCAATGAAACCATGATTCCATTGGTAACCAAGATATTGGAAGTCATGGATGATGATGGCATGATTGATCTGCCATTAAAGGTCAATGGCTTGGAAGTGAGAGTTGCTCCTGTATCTCCGCTTGCTATGGCGCAGAACATGGATGAGATCAACAACATCATGCAGTTTATGCAGATTGCTCAAGGGCTTGGACCAGAAGGTCAGATGGCTATTAAGGCTGGTGCGGCTATTGATTACATTGCTGACAAACTTGGTGTGCCTGCGGCAGTACGCGCCAGCGCAGAGGAACGTGCGGCAATGATGCAAAACATGGCTCAGATGGCTCAACAAGTGCAACAAACGCAACAGGGCGGTGGCCAGCCTGCTTTGCCAGCGCCTGAGATGGGAGCGCCAGCATGAGCGGGTGGGAAGACTTAGAAGGCGACACAGAAGCCATTGAGTTAGATCAGAAGCATATTGATATAAACCTCTTGATAGCAAGAACATTTGCTACGGATGAGGGACAGAAGGTGCTGAGTTGGTTGAGACAGACATTTCTTGAACAACCGACTTGGCAACCCGGTGCGGAGGACTCCTTTGGGCATTGGAGGTCTGGACAGAACACTGTCATCCGTGAAATTGAAGCCCGTATTAAGAGAGCAAAAACCTAATGAGTGAAGAAGCAAATGACAACTCTGGCCTGCTAGATGGCGTGTCTGTTGAAGACCCCAGTCAGCCGACAACCAGTAGCCAAGAGCAATCCACTATCGAACACCTTCAGAAACCAGCCGGCACTGAAGACGATACACCCCTAGACAGACCAGACTTCTGGCCAGAGAAATTCTGGAACAAAGACAAAGCGGAGCCTGATCTAGAGGGAATTAGTAAATCCTACGTAGAACTAGAAAAGAAGTTCAGGGCAGGCGGCCACAAGGCTCCTGAAGGCGGAAAGTACAACTTAGAAGCCCTTGAAGGACTAAATCAGGACGATCCAGTTGTCCAGTCTTACCTTGGATGGGCGCAAAAGTATGGCATCAGCCAGCAAGCTTTTGAAGACTTAGCCAAAGAGATCACCACTATGGGGGCTAGTAATAACCAGCAAGCCCAGTTATCAGCCAAGAAAGAACGGGAAGCCCTTGGTCCTAATGCAGATGCCATCATTGGCAATATGACCTCTTGGGCGCGTGGCATGGTGCAAAAGTC